TCTAAACTAAAAGTTGTTTCTTTCATTATTATCCATCTCAAAGTCGGGCCTTGAGTATTCCAACTGCCGCCACCTATGATATTACCCACATCATCAACCGCTAAATAATTTCGGTTAGCAGCGTCATTTATTATAGCTTTGGCTACTGTTTCTGTTGGGAAAGGAATAGGATTAACTATTGTACTTTCAATAAAAGTAGTAAAGGCGGTTTTATCTGAGGTTTGGAATTTGCGGATTGTCATAATCAATCATATTTCTTTGAAAAATCATAAATATATTATATCATGCTTCATCAAAATAACTTACCGACCAATCTACCGCTACGGCTGCCGATAAATTCAGATTTAATGCTGTCGCAGAGGCTGTCGCAAACAACCACGCCGGAGGGGATACCGCTAAATTAGCACCACCGGCAACTCCTGATGGCGTCTGAAAGGTGTTTCTCCAAATCTCCGTTCCTGATGCTCCTGATTGCCAAATACAAGTTACCTGAGTTGTAGATACAACAGTTAGAGAAAAGGCATAGACTTTTAATCTGCTTGTNCCNGCTGATACTAAAGTATTGTTGCCCAACCCGCTTGCTTGTCCGCCTGTGGAAAGGAGTGTTTTTCCGTGAGCTGTAATTAACGCACCGGTATTAGGATCAACTTCAAGAAGAATAGAAGTAGTACCATCGGCGGTAGAAACGCCGATTAAAGTAGGAACACGATTTTCGTCTCGCTTAGCGGTAGCCACGTCTTAATTATATCATGCGACGTTCCTTTTGTCTTATTTCCTCTTCTCTTGCATCAAGTACCTTCTTCCTGTTATCCAAGATTTTATGCAATTCCAAAAGGCTTTCGGATTCCTCCTTAGATTTCTTAATCAATTCGTTCGCTTCATCTACTTTGGATTGAATATTTATCCTCTGAGCTTCAAGTATTTCAATCTCCTTCTTAATGGCTTCCCATTTAATAGTATCTTCCTCAATAATTTTTTTATATCTGTTTGATTCTTCAATGATCTTATTGAGGTCTTTTGAGAGAAGGTCAAGAATTTTGTCTGTTTCTAAACGAAGAACACCTAACCCTTTTGAAGAAACTGTTTTAATGTTTTCCGTAATCTCTGTTATTGTCATGGGGGATTATATCCTCAAACTTTTTCCGTAAACTCAATCGTTTTTATACCATCATACTTAATCTCCAAGTCCGCAACCATCCTTATAAGCTTAAGTGCGTCCTCGTAGAACTCAAGAGGAAGGGGATCAGATGAGTCGGTGAGCTTTTTGTTGATCTTTCCATCGGGAGAAATTGTAATAATCCCTTTAATAAACTTTCCGCCATCTGCAAGTGCGATATTAAAATCCTGATTGATTATTTTAGTAACTGGCATATTAAGTCGTGGTTGCCGCTACGTCTCCATCCTGACTCCAAGGAACCCAAATGCAGTAATAATCTATAACGCCCGATTCAATGTTTGCTGCGCCTGCGATAGTCATAATAATATCCTGACCATTGAGAGCATACTCAGGGAAGTTATCTGCTGCCGCTGCCTGTTCACCTAAAATAAGATACGCTCCGACTGTTGCGTTATTGGCGACAAAATCCCCTGCGTTTATATCAAGAGCTGCCTCTGTAGGTAAATAGATAGTCGTAGCACCGGCTATTCCTACTGCATGAGTACCCGAGCCTGCAAGATTGGTTGTACAAATTCCAAATACTCTTGCGCGAACCACACCAGTAACGGTAAAAATAGCACCCCCGTCTAATGTTCCGCCATCATCTCCCCAAGCATTGGTCGTGTCTCCGAGAAAAGTAATAGTCCGTTTGGTAATAAGACCATCAGTAGAAATAGGTACGAAGTTTGCGTCCCTATAGAACGAGGAATCTGATTTCATAGATATATTATATCACAAGTATAGATCAGGAGGAAAGATTAGGATACTGTAGGTTTAATAGCCAATCCAAGCGTGTTAGCGGTTACTGAATATGCCTGCATTTGTATTCTGCCTGACGCTGTAGCTTCCCAATCAGTTATACCAAGACCCAAGAATGGCTCTCCTGTTACAAGAATATGACCTGTCCCAGTTTGTGCCGACAAATTCATACAAGCGGTAACTGCCTGACCATCATTGGTTGAGAAAGCATAAAATCTACAGTCATGAAACTCATTCTCTCTGTCCACACCGCTTGTTCCTGTAATAAGAACGTGAGTTTGTGTTCCCGCAGTATCTGCATGCATTGTAAAAAAACAATCGTCAAATAAATTGCGTTTTGCTCCACCCTCAAGCTCCAAGGTTGTATTTGCAACGCCTCTGGTCATTGTATCGGCTCCTAAAGTACAACCCACAAAAACATTTTCCTCACCGGCATTTATATTAAGTGCTCTCCAAGGTGTAGAGTCAGCTGAGGTAGCATTTGATGTTCCTTTAAAATCAACCCCAATAAAAGAGTTACGGTGACCTGTTACAGATACTGTTTCATCAATATCTTCTGAACTGGTAAATGTAAGAGTTTTAAAAATACAACCGCTCCCGGAAATAACAAGTGATCCTCCTACTCCAAAACCCATGCCTGCTCTAACATTTTGTCTTACAGGTGCTGCATTTCCAATCAAATGAGTACGGCTGTTTGCCCAAGTAATGGCTGTAGTTTCTGCAGTTCTGCCTGTNCCTCCGGTTGGGACTATAACAACCACATCGTGTTGATTAGTGGCTGTTTTATCATAAGCAGCGGAAATTGTTGCTAAAGCATTATTTTGGGAGNTCCCGGAATTGGCGGTATCTGATCCCGCAGTAGCATCAACATAGAAAATATCGCCTACATAAGGCAAGCCAATCATACCCGCCAAATCTTCGGGCATAATCTTGTGTCCAAACGCTAGTGCCGGTATGTAATTTCGTGCTTTTCCCATATTATTCTAATACTCCTGTTCCGTTACAAACTTCGCATGGTGTTTTTCCATTGGCTGTTTTTTCCCCATCACATTCTCCACAAACCCTAATGGTTGATACCTCTTCCGTACTCTNTTTGTTTTTATCTTTAGCCATATTTGTTAAAAAACCCCTCGTAAGGGGTTAATCCTTACGCATCCTGAAATACCTCGTCAATGCGTTAGTCAATTGTCAAATGAACAAAGCCCATCGTTGAATCAGTTGATGCCACTTCCCTACTCCAACCAATCCAAGCTGAGGAAGCGTCTGTCTCAGCCGCCGGTTTAACTGAACCCGCTACTGATGCCGATGGAACTATTCCCGTTACGCCGTTTGAAGTATTTGTGCCGTCGTCAAAGAGTGCCGCACAATCTCCTCCTGACTGAATCCATCCATAGTAGGCGGCAGTCATGGCGTAAAGAGCAATCCCAACTGCTCCACCTGTTTGGGTGGTTGCCGGATACTGAATTACTCCATCATAAGCATTTTTCCTGACTGAAACTTGTGAAGATGTAGTAAGGGCAATTTTGACTGCTCTGTCAACATAGAACTTGCAAGTACCGGTTGTTGAAGTCTGAACATCATGTCTTACGATCTTGAATACCTGCCCAATTCCGGTTGAAGATTCTACAACCAAATCTCCTGATTCAAACTGATTGGCAGTAACTGCTGTCCCACCCAAAGTTACGGGAATCATGGTGTCCCCGATTGCAACTGCCGCCTGAACTACCATTGAGCGGAAGTTAGTGACTTCTGCTGCTTCCTGAAGAAGATTCCCTGTAACTAAAGCCGAAGCACCAGCCTGAACATAGCGGAATTTTCTGCCAAATGGGTCAATATATAACTCCCCCAGTTTGTGCTGTTGTCCTGAACTTTCGTCGTATATGTTTTGTAATATATCTGTCATATTAAACTCCCGTTATTCCGGTTAGCCTCCCATGGCGTTTCGGGTTGAACGTAACTTGATTGCCTAGTAAGTAAATGTGCGCAACCTCACCATATTGGTTGATCGGTCTCAAAAAGCCTGTCCACTGAAATCCGGTGTTCTTAGATGGAGCTTCAGAATAAACTCCCTCAATATCCGCAGTCCCAAGACTTATGGATTCAAGATCAGGATCGTTGAGTCCATACCAGTCAATATAGTTCTCGTTTGCCGCCCAAAGTGTCTGTGCNGTAGACTTCTCATCCGCAATCCAAGGAATACCCCTGAAAGTAAGAGCAACATACCCTGCCGCGCCTTTAAGTTCTGCCGAACGAATAGGAGCCTTTGAAGTCCTAGTCATCATCGGAAGTCCGGTTGATTCGTAAGTTGCCTGTTGTGTAGGAGTCAACAGAGATTCATATAAATCCCAGATCGTCTCATTTGAAACAAAGACTGTCGGACGTTGCCGTGCCGCCGATCCTGCGGATACAGCTGAAATGAGAGTTGCAATTTTTGTTAAAGTTAAAGTTCCACCCGAAGCAGTTCGTGTTCCTTTAAGAGTGGGATAAGTAGTCCTTGAAAGTCCTCCGAGTGTAACGACAGATGTGTTGTCATCTATCAAAGCATCCCAGCCTAAAAATTCTTTGTTTGAATTACCAGTTCCATCCGCATAGAGTATTGTACCGATATCATCAAGTGCGTCCTCTTGGGCAGATTCTGTCTCAACTCGGACTAAGTTAATAACCTCAGCCTCTGTTCTATTGACCGCCTTCTCCATTCCTGGAATCGCGATTGGCATCTCATAACCTCTCGTATCATAAGACATCAAAACTCGGGTATCAACTGTTGCAGTAGAATGGGTGTCCATACCCGAGAAAGAACCACCTAGAGTAGATTTAGTAACTTTAAGAGGGCGATCAAGTGTATGTCCCGACCATTTCTTAGCGTTTGAGATGATTCTAAAGGTAATCCAGTTATCTCCGAGAATAGTATCAAATACCTTGGGAAGGATTGTGTTTTGAGTGATTGTAGTGACGCGATTTCCAAATACCATGTTTTAATAAAAAAGTCCGAAAGCAAAATGCTTCGGACTCTTTTGGTCTCTTGTTAATAGTATATTGACTATAACATATCTTGTCAAGCCCCTACTTTTTTTTAGCCCTCATCTTCATAACATGCTTTTTCATTGCCATCTGAGAAGGTTTACCTGTAGGCCGCCACGAAGAATGCTCAACAGCATTTAATAAATTTCTTTGGGCTAATGCTTTTCTAAGGGAAGTTGACTTTGCCTTCGTTCCGCTAGGCGTGCTAACAGAATATGAATGATCCTTTTTTGAAATTGTTACTGGCATAATTAAACAAACACTCTCATTCTTGGATTTTTTGTATTTTTAATTCCCCTTCTATACATATCCATTCTTATTTCTTCTACGGACTTTGGCATAGTTTCATATCTTTTATCAAACTTAAAAGCCCTGTAGCGTAACGCACGTATAAACTCATCTCTTGACATTCCCCTTATGAATTTCTTTTCATCTTCAAGTAACATTTTGATTACCTCCAAGAATTCCTCTGACTCGGTCTATTATACCCCCACTCTGTTCTTGTTGCCCCCCCTTGCTCCCCTTGTCCTCCCAAACCCTGTTTTGCGGCGTCAACAGTTGCCCTGATATGTTCAAGCATTATCCGCTGAACTTCAGGATCAAGCTGTTTGAAAGCGGGAGACTTAATGAATTGACTGAAATACGCTAAATACTCTTTAGTAGGATTTTGAGGTGGCGGAACATTCTCTCCTGCTTGTATTCTTTGAATCGCTTGCATAGCATCCTGATCTCCGCCTGACTGGCCGATCTTAAGAACCTCGGCCGCGTATTTATCGGGCATAAAGAGAAAGTAAAAAAGTCTAGTCGCAAACTCACGGGGCTTGTCTATGTGCCACTTCTCGGCAAATGACAAAGGATCAATTCTGCCGCCGATCTTAGCCAACTCTACCGCTTCCTGCCTGTCGGAGAGCTTATCCTGCGGTGCCATAGAACCCGCCTGAACGAAAATTTGAACCCCGTCTTCAATTCTATCGGATGAAAAGTTGATAAATGCCCTCTGTCCATCCTCTCCAACGTAACGGCGGATATGTTCCTCTTTCGCGAAAACCTTATAAAGCTGAGTTATGTGATGGAAAACCTTAGTCGCCCCCGTTTCCATAGACTCAACCAAAGTCGTAGTCCTGCCAAGATCGGAACGTTGTGACATAACCTCCTGGCCTAATGTCGGAGATTCGGTCTTTTCTCCTCGTAATGGAGCGTGAGTCCCAAAGATATTATCAATCTCAGCTCGGGCGTCAAGTTTGTCCTGATAAACATAACTCGGAAGAAGTGGGGCCGGAACACGGGCAAAAGCGGTTCGCACATCTCCCTTAACTAAAATGTTTTGTCTTGGATCACCGACATACTTCTCGGCGGCCCCAGCGTCAATCTGCATAGTGTTGAAAATCTTGGCGGCAACCGCCTGATCTGCGTTCTCAACAATCTGACGGCCTCTTTTCTCCAAAACATCCTGCAAAACGGCAGCCTGTTCGGTTAGGGAAGTGTCATCATATACCCATCGCCCAATTCTCAAGAAATTAAAAAGGACATAGGGTTTCTCAGGTTTCTCCAGGAAATTGCTCTTGGATGAATCTTCATAGTTATAATAAGGATTGATTCCATAGTCTAAGAGAAGTTCGTTATACTTCCAGCAAACTCCCTCCCTCTTGATTCCTTTATCGTCTAAGAAGGAAAACCAAATTTCCTTGTAGCCCAACTTGGACCCCATGTTGACTTTTGCGCCCATGCCTTTTCCGACTGTCTCTATTATTTTATCTTTCTTATCGGGGAACTGATACCCTAATTCTTCAACTGTTTTTGATAAGGACTCGGCAATCAAAGGAACATTGTCTGGGTCTTCGGCCGATTCGTCTATGATTATCTTATGCGGTCTGATAAAATTAAGAGCGATGTCCCCTGTGTAAGTATCATTCTCCGTAAGCCTCCCTCCGTTAAAATCCCATGAAGTCTTAACAACTCCTAAGCGATAACCCATAATTAAGTGCCGCGCGACCATCTGAAGATGCCCTTTAAGTAAATTATCCTTAGCGGTTTGCTGTAAGACCTTAGAGTAGTTTGAAGCAAGTTCCCGTGATGCATCTGTATCTTGCGCCTCTATGACTTCGGGAGACGGAAGGCGGGAAACAATATTTGAAGCCAAAGTCTCAACGGAAACGAATATTCGGTTGTCTTTATAAGGAACTTGATAATCATAGAGGGAGTTAGCTCCTACTTCAAAATTTTGGTTAAGGTATCTCTTCTCGTTATCTTCGCGAGTTTTTTTAAGATCAAGTTTTTCGTTCCAGAATTTCTCCCCATCTCCAACGCGTCTTCCGATAATCTCAATAATTCTTTCGGGAGTCAAGGAAAGTGAAAGAGCATCGGCGCGGGATAAAACTTCCTCCCTAAGTTCGGGGTTTGATAAAGTATCGGTTCGGTTTGGTTCCATGTATTGATTATATCACGAATAAAATTACCAAAGAAAGCGATATTTTATACGGCAACGGGTACAAAGAACTTCAAGTGAAGATTTATTTTTAGGAGTTTCCCCCGTATCTATAACAGCAACTACCTCTGATTCATACTGACATAATAATTTTGAACAATTAAAACATCTAAAGTTTCTTTTAGTACCCGTCGCAAAGTTAGCTAAAAAAACAGTAATAAACCTTTCTTCCTCCGTATAGATAGGTTCCAAATCGTCATTTTGATTGTCGTAAAATTTCATAGCGATTTCCAACCACGCTTATTTCTCGCGCGTTCTAAAACCTCTTCTATATTAAGAGCGGGAACAGTCCCGTCCTGAGATACAAAAGCGCTTCCCTTATGCCCTCCAGGGGGAGCCGGAGTCGCAATCCGCCCTTGACCTATGGTCTGTTCCAAAGCTATACGCCAATAAACCATAGCGTGCGCAAAATGGTCTGGCCGTCCTTCTATAGTTTCCCATACAGGTTTCTTAATTCCTTCAGAAGTATCCTTGATAATGCGGTATACATTCTTCCAATGGGTAATATAATCCTCAAGGGCGTTCTCTGTAAGGTTAAATACAACATCTTTGGAGTTAATCTCTGAAACAACCGAATCAATAATTTTGGTACGATCCGACTTGACAACCATTCCGTCCCAACGGATGACATCAAGGGTCTTCTTGTCCGACTGGTAATAATGGATAAAAACTCGTCCAGGATATTTACTTGCCAACTTCTGTGGGGTGTTTGGGTAAGGGTTCGCATCAATTACCATTATAGCACCGAAGTGGTTTCTCAAGCGTTCAATCTCCTCCCAATCTTCGGTTGATCCGATCTGGAAGATTCCGTAGCGGTTTCCTATAACGTAGTGTTTAACAACCCCATTATCAACTCCTATGGCAACGTTTGTACGAGGATTATACCCTGGGGAAAGACATTTAATTATCGCCTCCCGTGTCACAGAAGTATCCTTGGAAACAAAAGGAAGTCCTAAAACAAAATTATGAAAAATATCCTGATCTCCCTGTGATTTTTCTATGATCTGCTCGGCCGAAATCCATGGGACAAACATCTGGGAAATCCAGTAACCTGAGGTATCAGACTTCGTTTTATAAACCCAACGGCCGTTTTTAAGATCGGTCTTAGTCAAGGGTTCGTGGCATTTGGCGCAAATTCTGATTTTACGGTCAAAGTCTATGTTATCGGGAAAAGAAAGATACCAATCGTAAGAACAGTACCTACATTTGACAAACCAATGCTTCTGGTCGGATTTTACCCACAGGGCATCAACTCCGTATCCAGGGATTGAGGGGTTTGAAAAAGCCCACTCCCAGCCAAGTTCGGGCCGTTCACGTTTTGCGTCGTCTAATCTTGACCTGTAAGTTTTTAAGACCTGCTGGTTAGACCGGTCATACTCGTCGTTTATAAGAATATGCGCGGAAATAGAAATCGCCTCAGTCTGCTCAAAAGAACCCCTATAATAGATATATCTATCCCCGACCTGCTTTAGAGCAACTGAATCCACCCCGATCATATCCCTAAGAACTTTATTTCTTGCAATCAGGGGATCAACTTTCGGAACTACGAAGTCTTTAGACATATTGCGTGACGGAAAAGTATGGATGATATTCGCTCCGGCAAACCTTGCGAGATGAAAGGAACGAAGAATCGCCATTGTAGAATACCCAATCTGCGCGCACTTTAAGATAACTTGTTTTGGAGTATTATCAAGATAAGGATCAATCATAAATGAATGATCCTTGAACTCAAAAGGAGAGCCGTTTTCGTTGACGAGGTTGTTTGACAAAATAAAACTTATGCAATTAAAGGAAGCGGCTTGAACGAGATCTAGTTGATTCACTCATAAAGTATACCACGAAGTTTATTAAAAGAGGCTCGGGTTAATTCCCTATCGTATTCTATTTTATCGTGACAGGGATTACAGGCAAGGATTGTCCCCTTAAAGGTATGCTCGCATCGGGGATCTGATCTCTTATAACGATGGGCAAAACCCAGGGCGTTATCAAACCAGCAACCGGGAAAGCGAAGTTCGCATGTCGTGATTCCACGTTTCTCGTACTCAATCTTTAGCTTTCGCCTTTGCTTTGTCCAAATCTCTACCTTTCCCATGTAAAATTAACTCCATATCCCCCATTGTAAACATAACTTCGTTAGAAAATCCATGATTAACAATCGCCTGCTGATGTTTCAATAAGTAATTAAACACCCCCGCTTTTGCTTCTTCTTTGGTTTTAAAACCATTATATAAATAGTTAGGCTTCCACATCTTTAACGGAATAAAATTCCTTCACCTTCCTCCCGCATTTTTCGCATACTTTAATCTCCCACGTCTCATAATAATCATCAAGCGAAACACCTCCGCCTTCTTTGTTAAACTGGTGCATTTGAGTACCATCATTAGGACAAATCATAATTCCTTAACCTCCACCCCTTCTCGCTTCGCCCCGTCTATACAAGTTTGACAGATGTTTAGTTCTTTAATTTGTTCCCCCAAATCCGTATCGTAAATTGTCAGTTGATATTTACCGATAGCCGCCCTACGGTTACAATACTCACAACGGATATTTCTTTTAGAAGAACTAAGTCAAGGGGTGATTGCCAATTTCCCAAAAAAAAATTAAAAAAGGAAAAGGGACTGTACGGAAAAGGTACGGGAGGGCGGGGGAGAGTACCTGCCGGCCAGATGAGACTCTTTCAGGGGTATACCCCCCCTTCTCCAACAACGAGCACACAAATAACAAACAACACTATATATAGATACCTACGCACAGAGAAGCATATATCACCTAAAACTAGCCCCTTACAATGCGATTTAAGCCCTCTTGATTAGGGGTAAGCACATAGTATACCTTATAGTACGAACCGCACTAAGCGTGAGAAACGTAGAAAGAGTGATACAGTAACGAACAGCTACAGCAANGTCCCATGCGTGAAGTAAGGAATAACACCATAAAGAGCAAAAAGAGAGGGAAAAGAGGCCTATAACAACAGAAGCAAGGGGAGTGAGGCTGTACCATGTCGCACAAGATAGGTAGTACGACATGAGCCGTTTGGAGCGTTAAATCAGGCTGAACTGACGGAATTAAAAGTGCGAAAAAGGGGAATTTTAAGAAATCGTCCCCCGCACACTATAATTCCTACCCTAACATACTAATCCTGCAAGATGATAATGCATTGCAATGGGATACAACGATTAAGAAGAAGAACAAAGAAGCCCGCTTTTTTAACCCCTCGTCTTTGTCCCCTGAGCAGAAAGGGACAAAGTCAGAGATCAAACACGAACAACAGGACCAGCGACCCGATCAGTCTTAAATCCCCGGCGGGCAAGCTCATTAATAACAGCCCAATAATGAACTTGGGCNGATTCAATATTCTTAACATAAACGAGATCATATAAATCACGAAGATAAGAGATTAAACCTTCATACGACCATAAATGAAAGTCTGGCATAGAATATCACCTCCCTTAGCGTCTCATTCTTGCCTTGCGCTTTTGCGACAAAGCAGGATCAAAAACTAAATTAAAAACTAGCAACTAAATTACAAAGAAGCAAGGCAACGTCATCTTCAGTTTTTAAATCTTCCCACGATTCAAAATGGGAAATTCGCTCAACAGTCCAATCCCCACCGATAGTACCATAACCAAGATAACCATCCTCAGCTAACGCGCAATATTTACCAGAATAAACACCGATAGGACCATGGGGCCATTCGGACGCGCCGGAAGCAAAACCCTCTTCTATTTTAAGTAAGCTCATAATTCACCCCCTTTCAAAATAACGAACATACCATATATAACCACAAGCATTAGGGAATGTCAAGTCATATAGTATTTTGCTCATTTGAGGCTAACACNAGGCTACCTAATAAAATGAGGCTGATTTAGACACACAACGTTGCAATTTGAGAGGCATTGGATTAAGAAGTGAGGATAGTAAGCCTAGATTAAAATAATATCCAGACAAGGAAGAAAAATAGAGCCACAACTCCTAAGATGACAAAAACAACGAAAAGCAAATCCTCAAAGCGCATACTCTTCCTTCCCAATCAACTTAGACATAACCGTACCACATATCTCACAAGTAGCACGCAAGGACCGACGCCGACCGTCACGGATTAATTTAATAGTATGATTCCGCCCTTCGCGTTTAGTTTTACAATGCATACAATACATAAAAAACTCAGGCTACGACAGGGTAATCCCAACATGAAGGCATGTCCAAAAGGAGGCGAATCATATGGGAAGAAGGACTCCAATGCCATAGCCTGAGATCAATCATAATTGTTTTAAAAACTCTCTAAAATGACTATTGAAGTCATTCCTGGTTTTTTCGTCTACGCTGAAGAAATTAAACTGCTGAAGTTTAGCTCCGGGCGCAAGATCGCCATGAGTCCACCCGAAAAACTCGGCGAAGCGATCAGCGTAAACCTTCCGAGCCATGTAATCAGGCGCTTCAATCGCATTTTTACCATATAATTTAGTAGCCTCAAGTCCATCAAGATAAGTGAGAGCCACCTTATCAGGCAAGGACACATTCCATCGTTTCTTTGCCACCTTAGAGAGGGTTTTAAGATACAATCCGACACCTTGGGCTTTGAAGAAATTCTCTTGAGGATTAATAACCGTCTTAGGTTTATATCCAGCATCGCGCAAAGCTGGCGCGGCGGCATTATACTTACCAGACAAAATATTATCCACGCCACGTTTCTGCATAGGCGTCGGGCCATAAACTACTCTACCTTTTGGCACAATTTACCTCCATTATATTTTAAGATCGTCTGGTATTTCCGTAGTCATAGGTTCAATTCGGACAGGACTAGATATATTACGATCAATTATTCGCTGTTTCTTCTCAACTTGAGGTCTATTTCTTTGTATTCCTTCCCAGCCCCCCAGGGCCTTAATTACAGTCGGCCGATTGACGCCCAAGCGTTTTGCGATAGTACGGATTGAGGGTTTCCTGTCTTGCGATGCGCCTTCCATCCATTCCCTGATGCCTTGAATTTCAAAATCGGTTAGTTTTCGTTTAAAATTATTATTCATATTATAGGTCGTCTAATCTTAGACTTTAGCCAGTGCCAAAAGCGTACCGGATAATTAAAAGGAAACAACCACCACTCTTCAGTATAAGAATCATCCACTCGCCTAACAAGACGATATCCTAATGGCTCAAGAAAAGCACGTGTGCCATCTTTTAAGTAGAGAGCGTTAATTAAGACTTTGAGCTTCATATTTAATATTCATCTTCACATCTATGTCTACCAGATAGCGCTTCAAAAGCAAGAGAAAATCTCCTCATCCAATCATTAACAAACCACAAAATTCTATCTTGCCATGTTATTTTTACACCCTCACTATCTTTCAATAGTTTTTCTACTATAGGATTAGACTTGGTTATGCTATCTACAACAGCCTCCATAAAAAACTTCTGAGTAATATCATTTATCCTGCTATCAAACTTCATATTTTCTCCAATTCCCCTCTGACTTGATAATCGTCAACCTTGTCAGGATAATTTTTAAAAAAATCAACATTCGGGCGATTCCCTTCAAATGGCTGAAGAAGGTCAGCGAGATGGGCATCGCGCTGTGCTTGGACACGATGGAGCTTGCCAATATTAGCAAACTGGAACTTCCGGCGGGAGGGAATACTTCCATCCTTTTCTTGACGACACGCCTCGCAAGGTATGGTACCGTAGAGGGGGTGAATTTCTGCATAATTTTTACAATTCTTTCGGATACATCGCATTGAGTAATTATATCACTTTAGATCTTCTAGCTTATTTAACTCTTGCTCCAATTTATGTTTTAATTCTTCTAACTAGTTTTTCTTCTAGATCACGCAAAGCAGCTCGCCAAACTATTCTCATCAACTTAAAATCTTTCTTTCCTGTTGCATTTGCAACTACTTCAAGGCGATCATAGGCTTTCTGTCCTATTTGTTTGAGTTTCCATTCTTTGTATTCAGCCCTATGTTCTGTAAAATATTTATGACA